CTACTCATCCTTGGGCCTCTCGTAGCCCATCGCCTGCTCGGAGTCGCCCGTGCCCTTGGTGGTCGGGTCGGTGACGGCCGTCCAGAGCTGGACGAGCATGGCCACGACCACCACGGGGTTGCCCAGGGCGGTGAGAAGCGTCTCTCCGAGCTTGATCCACGTGGTCATGTCGCCCCACTGCGCGCCCACGCCGCACACGAGCGGCAGCACGATCGCGCAGACGACCTGCGCCCACCACGTGGGGTTGTGCAGGCGCACCTTCCAGTTGATGTTCATTTCGTTTCTCCTTGTCCGTCGCTTGCCTGTCACTCGTCCACCTTCTCGCGGGCGTCGCAGCCGCGCTCGATGCGCTCCACGCGCTTGAAGAGCGTGGCTATCTGCTCGGTGTGGCGCACGAGCGTCTGCGCGTGGTCGTCGAGCTTGCGGCTCATGTCGCGCACCGTGTCCCTGGTCTCGCGCGCCATCTCGTTGTTGCGGTCCAGCTTGTCGTTGACGAGCTGGTTGCGCATGACCTCCTCGTTGGAGGACTTGTGCCTATTGCCGAGGAAGACGACGAACGCGAGCATCAGCGACAGCGCGCCGATGACTGAGCTCGCGAGCGCGATCGCCTGGCTCACTTCCATCCGGTCACCTCCCCTCGGCAAAGAAGCGGGGGCCGCACCCGAAGGCGCGACCCCCTTGTCGGCTAGGCCACCCTCGCGACCGCGAGGGACGTCTGGCCGATGGTGCCCGAGACCCCGGAGAGGGTCAGGGACAGTACGCGGCCGTCACAGCCCGCGCGCACGATGGCGGACACGGGCAGCGTGACAGTTGAGCCTGCGGCTACGGTCGCCGCAGAAGACGTGACAGCGGCCCCTCCCGCGAGGAGCGTGACCGCCGCCGTGCCGGCTTCCGCTGCGGTGAGGGCGACGGTGCCGGTGACAAGCCACCAGGTGCCGCCGCATCCCCCTGAGAGGCGGATTGAGCCGCCGGAGCCGGAGACCCCGCAGCCGTATCGGCTCTGGGCGCTCCCGAGCGGGATGGTGCCGCCAGATGCGACCGTGGTGCCGCCGGGGCTTGAGAGGAAGGCTCCTCCGAGCATGGAGACCACCCCCTAAAACCCGCACCCGCCACAGCAGGACTGCCCGTAAAACGGGTTGGCACCTGCCGTGTATGCGGTGCTGTTCGGGTAGCGCACCACGCCGCAGAGCTGCGCCTGGAGGTTCAGCTGGTTGATCTGGTTCTGCTGGGCGGCGATGGTCTGCTCGAGCTGCGTCTTCTCCAGAGCGGCAAACTTGGCGTCGATGTTGGCGTTGACCGCGTCGATTCCTCGCTGCGTAGTGCAGCAGCAGTCGGCCACCTGGCGGGACAGCGCATAGTTGCCGTCCTTGACGGCGTCCTGCGTCTGGGAGAAGTTGCGCAGGTTCTCGTAGCCCACCGAGGACAGGCCCTGGGAGAGCTGCATCATGTGCAGGTCCTCCTTGTCGGAGAGCCTGCCGACCGCGTTCTCCAGGTTGTTGAAGTTCATGGCATCGCACAGGCCAGCCTCGGTCACTGGCTGGCCGTTGGTATTTCGGTTCCAGCCGTTTCCGAACATGAAGAGGAACAGGACGATGATCCACCAGGCGCCTCCGCCCCATCCGTCACCGTTGCCGTTCCTCGTCGCCATCTGCAGTGCGTCGCCCAGGCCTACGCCCATGGTCTCCTCAGCCATGATTGACTCCTTTCGTTTTCGGGGTGAAAGTGAATGCGCATGAAAAAGGCCCCTTCTCGGGGCCTACGTCCTGCCCATCGGAACCACCTCCCAACGGGTTTGTCTCTTTGGTTGATTTGATCGTCGCTTACCTGATGCCGAGTACCTGGGCTATCTGTCTTGCCTCGGCGATGGTCCTGTTCAACTGGTCGCTCGTGATTCCGCGCTCAGCGCAGATGCGCTCCACCTGCGCCCTTGCCTGCTCCGGCGTCATCGTGTTGAGCATCCGACTCAGCTCCGAGAGATCCGGCTGCGGGCTGGTCGATGCCTGCCGCCTTGCGAATAATGGGTTCATACTGCTTCCTCCACTTCTCGAACTCGGACTCGGTCTCTTCCGCGCCATCGGTCACCTCGTGGAACTCGTAGGCCTTGACGGTTGACACGTTGTCTAGGCCCGTCTCCTTGACGTAGAAGCGCGGCTCGCTGGCGTCCATGAGCAGCACGCGGCTGCCGAGCGGGCAGGCGCACTGGCGCGCCTCCGCCTCGCCTGAGACGAAGCGGACGTTAGAGAGCCCGTCGCTTGCCTGCTGGGGCTGAGACCACAAAGGTTGCGCCGCGCCACCGCTGAGTTGGTACGGCTGGTACGGGAACTGCTGGTATGGGTACATCGCTTCTCCTCCCTACCCGATGGGCCACGACATGATGCCGAAGACGTCGTCAGACCCGTTGTTGTAGATCCATACCGGCCCACCCCCGTCGGACTCCTCGGTGCCGCCGACCCACAGCTGCGCCGTGTTGTTCTCGTGCCGCGGGGTGGCGGGCTGCCACAGGCTGTGGTCGGGCCGCACGGAGGCGGGCAGAGTGCCGGCCTTCCATCCGGACGAGGTCACGCCGTTGACTCTGTGCGCCTGCAGGTAGCAGACGCCCATGCGCACGCACCAGCGCACGAAGCGGTTCGAGCCGTCCCTCCAGAGGTAGGCCCACTCCGTGCAGAGCGGGGCCTCGTGCGGGATGCCGCCGTTCGGGTCCTCGATGACCAGGGTCTTGCCAATGACCGTCAGGGTCTCGGCGCTCAGGCCCATCCTGCTCTGGGACGCGTCCGAGAAGGCGGTTATGAGGGCGTGGTGCAGCGTGGCCTGGTTGTTGACAAGCCTCTCGAACGACGAGGCGACGCGGAACTCGCTCTGGTCGCCGTAGCGGCCCACCGTGACCGAGGCGCCGACGGCGGCGCCACTCGGGGCGGTCCCGTCGCAGCTGACGGAGACGCCGGACTTGTCCGACGGCGCGAGGAGGTTGGCGTAGTTCGTCTGCCCGCCCCTCGCGGTCGATATCCTGAGCGCGCCGCCGCACATCTCGATGACGGCGTTGACGCTGTTCCTGCCGAGCTCGACGAGGCTGCTGCCGAACTTCGAGAGAACCGTGCCCGCCTTGTCCAGCACGGAGAAGCCCGTGTCGTCCATGAGCGTCTTGGTGCTCGTGTAGCTTCCGTTTACTTTCTTTGCGACCTCGACGCCGCTGCCGCTCGCGCGCACGAGGGTCTCGATGGTCGCGAGTCGCGCGTTTCCGTCGAAATCGTCGCCCTTGGGGCCCTGCGGGCCAACCGCGCCGGTGGCCCCCTTCTCGCCCTGCGGCCCCGTGGCCCCGGTGGCCCCCTTTTCTCCCTGGGGGCCCTGGGGACCCTGCGGGCCGGCGGCACCCGTGGCCCCGGTCTCCCCCTTCGCCCCCTGGATGCAGGTGGTCGAGGTGGACGAGGTGCCGTCCTGCTTCGTGACGGTCGTGCGCTGCCACATGTACCTGCCCGACTGCCACGCGGGGGCGGTGGTCGACCAGCCCGAGGCGGGGGCCGTGGTAGCCGAGGTGCCGAGCGCGTACTCGACCTTCGCGCCCGTGACGGTCGACTTGATGGTGGTCGTGAGGCCGTCCGCCGTCTGCTTTACCTGCGACAGCTGCTCTCTCGTGGCGTAGGTCTCCGAGACCGAGGCCGTGATGGAGTCACTTGTGGCCTTGAGCTCGGCCTTGGTGGCGAAGACCTTCCCCGCGTCCGCCGTGGTGGTGTAGTTCTTGCTGAGGTTCAGGCTCACGGCGTCTGCGGTCTGCTGCGCCTTGCTCGCCGCCGTGACGGCCCCGTCGGCGGTGGTCTGCGCCTTGGAGACGGAGGTCGTGAGCGCGTCGCTCGTGGCCTTGAGGCTTGACTGGGTGGCGTAGACGGCGTCCGCCTCCGCCTTGGTCTGGTAGTCCTTCGTGATGGTCGCCGAGATGCCCTCGGCGGTCTGTTGCGCCTTTGACGCCGCCGTGACGGCGCTGTCCGCGGTCCTCTGCGCCTTCGTGACGCTGGTGGTGATGGACTCGCTCGTCTGCTCGAACGCGCTCTTGGTCACGTAGGTCGCGGGGATGTCGACCTTGAGCCTGTCCACGTCTCCCTGCGCCTTGGAGGCCGCGCTCGCCGCGTTGTCGGCCGCGCTCTTGGCGGTGTCGGCGCTCGACTGCGCGGCGTCAGCCTTGCTGGTGGCGGAGTCAGCCGTGGTCTGGGCCTTTGACGCGGCGGTGCTCGCGGCCTCGGCGCTTGTCTGCGCCCTGCTCGCGTCCTGGAGCGCCTTGGTGACGTCTGAGTCCTGGTTAAGCTCCCAAGTGTACGTGGTGCCGTCGTCGGTGCCCCAGCGGTAGGCCTTGCCCGTGGACTTGTCATAGTAGAGGTCGCCGTTGTGCTGCTTCTTGAGCGCGGCGGTGGTCCAGTCGGAGGCGGGCTTGTTGCTCGCGGTGGGCACGCCCGTGCCGCGCCACGACTCAATGGCGTTGTCGGCGATGTTCTGGAGCGCGTCGACCGTTGCCTTGGTGGCGTAAGTCTTCGAAACCTCGCTCGCGATACTCTCCGAGGTCGCCTTGAGGCTGGCCTGGGTCGCATAGAGCTTGTCCGCGTCGGCCTTGGTCTGGTACTCGGTGGTGAGCTTCGCGCTCACCTCGTTGGCGGTCTGCGTCGCCTGGCTGGACTGCTTGAGGGAGCTGCTGGCCGTCTCCGCCGCGCTCTCGGCGGTGGTCTGGGCCTTCGTCGCGGTCTGGGTGGCGGTCGTGGAGGCCGTGAGGGCGGTCTGGCTGTCCCTGTATGCCGTCTCGGCCTTGGTCGTGGCCTCGGTGGCCGTCTGCCTGGCCTCGGTGCTTGCGGTGAGGGCGGAGTCCGCCTTCGCGGTGGCACCGCTGACCTTAGTCGTCAGCTCACCCAGCTCGGTGGCGTGGCTCTCGACCATGGCCTTGGTGGCCGAGAGGTCGGAGGCCACGCCCTCGGCCTTGGACTGCGCCTCTGCGGCGGCGGCCTTGGCAGCTTCGGCCTTCGCCTCGGTCTCCTGGAGCGACTTGGAGGTTCCGTCGACGTCGGTCTGCGCCTTGTCCGCAGCCGCCTTGGCCGCAGCCGCCGCGGCATTTGCGGCGTCGGCCACCCTCTGCGCCTCTGCGGCCATGTCGCGGCACGTGACGGTCTCATGCGAGGACTCGGCAGACGCGTTGCCTGCCACGTCCACGGCGACGGCATGGCAGTCGTACGCCTTGCCGACCTTGGCGGAGACAGAGCAGCTGCCGGCCCTCCTGAGCCTGCCGACCACGAGGTCGCCTGCCCTCAGCTCCACGTGGTCGAGGTCGGCGGGGACGCCGCCCTCGATGGTGCCGTCCCACACGCCGGTGACGGAGCCGTCGACGGAGAGCCACGAGAGCCCCGTTGGCCGCCCCGGCGGCGTGGTGTCGCCCACCCACTGGCGCACGCCCACGCTCGCGCCCGTGCCGTCTGTGCCCGCGCCCGCGCCTATCACGGTGCGGGTGCCGTCCGCGTTCCTGATGCTGACCGTGCCGTTGGGCGCGGTCTGGTTCCCCCTCGTCTCGGAGAGCGCGGCCATCGCCACGCGCGCCGCAGCGCCCCTCCAGTCGGGTTCGAGGTCCCTGTGGATTGCCATCTATGCCTCCGCCGGGTCTATCATCGGGTCGAACTTGTACTTGACGGTGGTCCCGAGGTCGCCGGACATCTCCATCAGGCGCATGCGGTACTCCCCGTCGGGAAGGGTCGGGTAGCCCTCCACGCGCAGGGTCACGGCGTCGCCGGGCCACAGGTCGCCCGGGCGCGGCACCTGCGGGTCGCCGAGGTCGACCTCGCAGGTCACCTGGCACATGGGCCACCAGTCGGCGTGCAGCCTGCCCTTCGCGTGCGAGACGAGCGGGTCGTGCTCGTCGCTGTCCGTGTAGCTAATGGCCTCCTCGACGAGCGGCCACGGGTCTGCCTGGCGGCAGTACGTCAGGTCCTCGGCGAGGTAGCAGTCCTGCTCCTCCTCGGAGCCGGTTCCGGTGGCGTAGACGCGCTCGACCGGGCCGAGGTGGGCCACCTTGAGCGAGTGGACGCTGCCCGCGCCGTGGAACCACTGGAGGACGAACTCGCGGTCCTGCCCGAGGTAGACGTCGGCGTCCGAGCCCCCGAGGAACCTGAGCCTGACGTGGTGGGCGTCGGCCATGTAGGGGCGGAACGTGAGGTCGGGGCCGCCTATGACGTTCGCTATCTTGGCGAACACGTCTGCGCAGCTGAGGTTGCCCACGTTGTAGGGCTGGTAGGTGCGCTCGTGCCCGCCCGCCTCGTAGTAGTCGCCCCAGTCGATGGGGAGGGAGCCTCCCGGCTTGCCCTCGGTGGCGTACCAGCCGACGTTGGCCGCGATGGCGCGCAGCGAGAGGCCGTGGAGGTAGAGCGGCGCGCCGCCCTTCACGAAGCGCCCCTCCTCGACCACGTAGCGGCTCGACAACATGGCCATGACGCTGTCGAGGGAGAAGGAGGTGTCCAGCGCCGTGTCGGTGCGCTGGCCGATGGCCCCGAAGACCACGGGGCGGAACACCCCCGCCTCCTCCCAGCCGAGCACGATGCCGCGCTTGCCCGCGGTGAGCTCGCGGGCGCGCTCCCTGGCCGTGGTGCCCCAAACCTCGGTCCAGGGCACGGTTATGGAGGACGCCTCGCCCTCGCCCGTGCCCCTGTCCCTGGTCGTGGACAGGCTGGCGTCCGATATGGACAGCGACCAGCTCGCGCTCGGCACGCCTATCGGGCGGCGCAGCTCGCCGGTCATCACGTCGCAGGTGTGCATGCGCCACATCAGTCGGGAATCCTTCCCACGTCCACCACGAAGAGCTTCTGTCCGGGGATGTAGCCGGACTCGTACTGCGTGACCACGGAGCTCACGACGTCAGAGCCGCTACCCCACAGGCGCGCCGAGACAGTGTGGGTGCCCTCGTTGAGGAAGATGGGCAGCGTGAACGTCTGACTAGTGGTCACGGCTGGGTAGCACGCGAACTTGAAGCACGAGTCGACGACCCCGTCCACCAGCAGCTCCACGTAGCCGGAGCCCATCCAGTCGTAGGTCTCGCAGTCGGCGGCCCACACGGAGACCATGGCGAACGCCAGGTAGGAGCGCCCGCCCTCGGGCACCTGGAAGGTGACGCTGCCGAACGTCCAGCTCTCGCCCTTCCTCACCTTCCGCGCGTTGGAGGTGTTGCTAGCGATGCCGACGGTGCCGGACGAGGTGCCGTACGGCACGGTGTAGGACGTGCTCTCGCGGTCCCAGCAGTCGCTCGCGAGCTGGGATGAGTTGGCGTCCACCCACACGCCGCCGAGGTAGACGGAGCCGTCCGGTATCTTGCCGGCGTCCTCGACGGTCGGCTTGTCGGCGGGCGTGCCCTTGGTGACGCCCACCTCCACGCGGTTGTCGGAGTCGCCCTGCGCGGCGTCGTTGGCGCGCATCCAGACGACGTCGTAGCGGTCCTTGGCGTCCGCCGCCTCGATGGTGACCTCGCCGCCGGGCCAGTAGGCCTCCACGTAGCCGTCTGCCTCCGAGCGCGACAGCACGGCGACGCCGGGGTTTACCCTGAGCCTCATGCCGCCCACGGTCTCGAAGTCGAGGCCCGAGACCACGCCCGTCCCCGTCCACTTGGACTGGATTATCTTGCGGTGGGTCGCGGCGTCCAGGCCGTTGCCGTCCTTGTCCTGGGCGATTCCCAGGGCCGTCACGTTGGATGTGGTCACTCTCTCCTCCTAGATGTAGGTGTCCCTCACCCGCACGAGCGCGGAGCCCGTGCCGGTCGCCTGGAGCGTGCAGGCCGCCTCGCCACCTGCCGGCACCGGGGCCCAGCCCGTGGCCGTCACCTGCCTGGTGACGTCGAGTCGCCCCTGCGAGGCCGTCCTCGTGCGGAAGTCCACGGTGACGGACGTCCCGCCGGCGATGGCGCGGCCGATGGTCACAGAGGCAGTTGAGCCCCCGGCAGACACGGTGACCGTCGCCCCCGCGTCGAGTGGCCCCTCGAGCGTCACCACGGGGTGGGCGGGCGCGGAGCCCGCGTTCCTCACCGTGGCGGAGTTCCTTGAGTCGGTCGCCCCCGCGCCGTAGTCAAGCGGGTATCTGAGGCCCGCCCCGGACGCGCCGTAGGACAGGCCCACCCCGCCGCCGTGCGCCTGGGCGGGCAGCAGCCACGCGTCGCTCGGCTCGGTCGCCAGCCTGCGCGGGTCGGGGCAGACGATCGTGAGCGTGCCCTGCTGGTACGGGAGTAGGTGGTTCCTCTCTCCGTCCCACTTGCACGTGGCGTATCCGTACGCGTACGTGTCGCTCGTGGCATCGACCACGCGCACGCGCACCGTTCGTCCGGCGAGCGAGCCAATCAGCGCCTGCTGGGCGAGGACCTGCGAGCGCCCGTCCCCGAACGCCACGACGCCGACGGTCACGGTTCGTGCCGCGTAGAGGACCTGGTCGTCCGGCACCTCGTGCGCGCCGTCGCTTGTCTGTCTCTCGGTGAGCGACACCTTTGCGTCTGGCGTCCCGTACCATCCGACAAGCCCGCTCGACCAGTCCACGGCGAGGCACGGGTAGTCGGACGAGGTGGCCCTGTTGAGGATGGTCACCCTGCGGTCGCCATCGCCCAGCTCGATTCTGAAGCGTGTGGGCGGCAAGCTACATCACCCTCCTGGCCTCGTTCATTGCGTCCCTGTAGATGATCGGAGCCGCCGTGTAGAGGTCGCTGTCGGCGCGAACGACCTTCGTCTGGAAGCTCTGGTTGATGGTTGTCCCGCCGCCACCGGAGAGCTTCGAGAGGCGGTCAATGACTGCGTCGCCGATGATGTCGGCGAAGGGCTGGCTGTAGCGCCTGTTGGTGAGCGGGACGATGGCCTCGGCCCCCGCCTCGCCCACGATGTCGAGCGGCACGGCGCGGGTGGCGATCGCCCCGCCGGCGTGCAGGCGCACGCCTCCGCTCGCGTGCGGGCGGATTCCGCCGCTCGCGTTACCGTTGCCGCCGAAGAAGTCGGCGATGTTGCGCACGATGTTCACAGTCGCGGTGGCCGTCTTGTCGAGCCAGTCGCCGAAGTTCCAGCTGTCGCGGTCGTCGAAGGCCTTCTGGACGCCGTTCTCGCTGATGGTGATCGCGCCGTCCTTGCTCTGCAGCGCCGTCCCGTTCCACGTCCAGAGGTTGCCCTGGGCGTCGGTCAGCTCGGTGTCCTCCAGCGCGACGTTTCCGTCCTTGTCGACCAGCGCCGTGCCGTTCCAGGTGTAGACGTTGCCCTGGGCGTCTATGAGAGAGGCGTCCTGGATGTTGATGTTGCCGTCCTTGTCCTGGATGGGCGTGTCGTTGTAGTGCTGGATGAAGAAGACCATGGAGTCGATGTTGCCGCCGCACGCGTCGGCGAGCTGCTTGAGGTTGTCGCTTCCGATGCTGTTCAGGTCCTCGGTGGACACTCCGGCGTCAGCGAGCTTGATGGAGAGCTCGCCCAAGTCGCTACCGACCTCTGAGAGCTTGTCGCGCATGCCGTCCATGCCCGTGAGGGTGTCGACCATGGCGTCGGCGACGTCCTTTGCCGCGTCGGAGATGCCGGACGCGGCGATTTCCGCCCTCGCGGCCCAGTAGTCCTCGGCCTGAGCTGCCGCCTGCTGAGTTTTGGTGAGGTCGGAGACGTTCTGCTCAAGCTCGGGCACCTCCTTGTTGAGCTTGATTACCTCATCGTGCTCTTCCTTCGTCCACGTGCCGCCGTTCTGCGGACCCTTCTCGTTCAGCTCGTTGAGCCTCTCCTGCTTCTCGGCGAGCTGCTCCTTAGCCATCTGGAGGTTGTAGGTGGCCTCGGCCTCCTTCTCGATGTACTTCGTGGCGAGGTTGCTCATGGCCTCGGCCTGCGCCTTGCGCTTCCACGCCTCGGCGTTGTCGTCTATCTGCTGCGTGTTCTCCTGAATGGTGCCGCTCTGGTCGGCGATGACGCCGTTGACCTTGTCCACGACCTCGTACTGCTCGCCGGTGACGTCGTTGTATCCCTTGACGGCCTGCTCCAGCTTCCACTGCTCGGTCGCAGTGAGGTTGCTCTTGTTCGCCAGCTCGTCGATGACGGAGACGTACTGGTCGAGCTTTGCCGTGCTCTTGTAGTACTCGGTGAACGTGTCCCTGACCGAGTCGTTGAGGTCGGCCATCGACTGGAGCACGCCGTCCGCGTCAGGCTTGATGGAGCCGATGGCGTCACCAAGGCCGGACGCCGCGCCGTGCGCGTCGCCGAGGATGCCGGCGGTGGTCTGCGTGGCCCTCGCCAGAAGCTCCTCGTGCTCGCTCGCCTGCTTGAACTTGTCGACGAGCGCGCCGATGACGGCGACGACGCCGGCTATCGCCAGCCCCGCCAGGCCAGCCTTGAGCAGCCCCAACCCCTTCGTCATGAGGCCGCTCGCGGCGTTCGCGAGCTTCTGCTTGGTCGTGAGGCTCTGCATGGCCTGCGCGAGGATCTGCGTCTGCGTTGACTCGTCGGCCATCGCGAGCGTGGCGTTGCTGACGCCGCTCGCGAGCTTGCTCCACACCGTGTGCCCCGCGCTCACCTTCTTCCTCAGCCCGTCGAAGTTGATGCCCAGGGCCGACATGATGGACAGGCCGGGGCCGAGGGCTGCGGCGATTCCGCCCGCGTAGACCACCATCTGCTTCTCGCCGTCGGACAGCTTCATGAAGCCGTCGTAGGCGCCCTGCGCGAGGTCTCGGAACTGCTGGAGGGCCGGGAGCATGGCGTCGCCGAGCGCGCTTCCCGCGTTCTGCGCGATGTTGTCGAGCTGCGAGAGGGTGCCCGACAGGCCCTCGGCCTTCTTGTTCGCCTCGTTCGCGGCGTCTCCCGCGTTGCCCCACTGGTCGGAGACGCCGTCCCACGCGTCGCGGCTCATCTGCAGGTTGTCCGTCAGGCTTGAGACGCCGTCGCCGGTCTTGTCGATGACCTGCATGAGGCCCATGATGGCCTGCTTCTGGCGCACCGCGGTAATCTTCAGGCCCGCGAGCGTCGCGTCAGCCGAGCCGCCGTTCTCCTCGACCTGGTTCAGTCCGCGGATCCACGCCATGAGGGCGGACGTCGGGTCGTTCTCCCACGCGCTGGCGAAGTCGTCGGCGCTCATCTGCGCCACGTCCGCGAACGCCTGAAGCGAGCTCCCGCCGCCCGCCACGGCCGACTCTATGTCCGAGAAGGTCTTGCTGATGGCCGTGCCCGCAGCCTCGGCGTTCTGGCCCGTGGACGCGATGGTGGACGACCACGCGAGGATGTCTGGCGTGCTCATGCCGATGATGGAGCCCATGGAGCCGATGCGCTCAGCCACGTTCGCGATGTCGGTCTCGGTTGACGCGCCGTTGTTGCCGAGGCGCACGAGGGAGTCGGCGAAGCCCTGCATGTTGGACGAGGTGTCCTTGGTAATGTTGGAGAGGTGGCCCAGCACGGCGGCGGCGTCCTCGGCGTTGAGGTCGGTGGCAACGTCGATGTTGGAGACGACCTCGGCGAACTCCTTGAGGTTGTCGGTTGAGATGCCCAGCTCGCCGCCGATCGCCTGGATCTCAAGTATCTGGTCGGCTGAGGTGACGTGCGTGGTGGAGAAGTCGATTGCTGCCTCGCGCAGACCCTCGAAGTCGGTCTCGGTGCCGTTGACGGTCTTGCGCATGTCGCGGTATGCGCTGTCGATGTCCTTTGCGGAGTCGAGCGCCGCCTGGCCGAGCTGCGTCATGGCTGGCGTGAGCGTCGCCGACAGCGTCATTCCGAGGGACTTCACGTTGCTCCACGTGACGCCCGTCGCCTCGTCGGTCTTGCGCATCGCGCCGGCGTAGTCGTCGGCCGCCTGCTTGGCGTCCCTTATCTGGGCCGTCAGCTCCTGGAAGTGTTTCGCGTCGGAGGCGTCCGAAAGGGCCTGCTCGGCGGTCTTTGCCCTGTCCGCAAGGTCCTCGACCTCGCCGCTGGCGCGCGTGACCTCGACGGAGAGCGACCTGTAGTTGTCCGAGGAGGTGTCTCCCGCCTGCTCCAGCTTTCGCTGGGCGCTCAGCAGCTCGGATAGCTCGCCCTTCGCCTTGGACAGCTCGGAGTTGACCTCGGCGTAGTTCGCCTTGGCCTGCTCCACGGATACGTTGACGTTCTCCATGGACTCGGCCACGCGGTCGATGCCCCTGTCCTTGAGCGACGAGAGCTCCGTGCCCAGGAGCTCGGCCTTCCTCGCCGAGAGGTCGGAGAGCTGCGCGAGGTCGCCCATCTTGCGCTGGGCCGCCTCGACGTTGCTTGGGTCGAGCCTCAGCGCCTCGTCTGCGGCCCTCAGGTCGTCCGCGAGCACCTTTGACGCGTTGTCGATGCGCTCGACCGCCGCGCGGGTGGACTCGAACGACTCGCTCGCGCCGGTCGGGAGCTTGACCTCGTTCATCTGCCTTGCGAGGCCGCCGATCTCGGCGGTGAGGGTCTGCGTCGAGACGTCCAGGCGCTCGAACTCGGCCACCTGCTTAGCGGCCTCGTTCTCGTCGAAGGCCTGCTGCCACACGCCGCGCAGCTGGATGAGGCTCTGGTACTCGGAGTCGGTGATGATGCCGAGGTCGCGCAGGGCCTCGGCGGTGGACTCGATGTTCTCCTCGTTCCTGATGTCGAATCCCCTGCCGAAGTTCTCGGCTGACGACGCGGCCTTGTTGATGGACGAGTAGACCTTCTCAAGGGCCGCGTCCACGGCGTTGTAGCGGTCGAGGGCCTGCTTGGCAGCCAGCCCCGCGTTCTCGGTCTGGCTGGCAAGCTCGCGCACGGTCATGGTCGTTCCCGTGGCGTGTATGTCACCCAGCTCGTGGTAGGCGCGCGTGGTCACGGAGAGCTGCGCGCCCAAGTCCTCGGCGCGGTTGGAGAGCAGCTTCAGCTGCGTCTTTGCGCTGCCCATGTTTCCGCCGTCGAAGCGCATGGCCTTGTTGACGGCGGAGAGCTGCCTCTGGGTGTCGCTGGCCGCCTGCTTGGCCGCGCGCAGCGCCGCGGTGAGCTTGGAGGTGTCGCCGCCGAACCTGATGGTCAGTCCCTTGTAGGTCTCGGCCACGGGAGAACCCCCAAGCTATCCGATTCGTCTATCCGAAGAAGGCCTTGATGTCGGCCTGGGTGGCGTCCCTCACGTCGGGGTCGGCGCCACGCCTCCCGCCCGCTCCGCCGCCCCTCGGGGCCTGCGAGTCGAGCATCATGAGGAGGCACTGGAGGGGCATGCGGCACAGCTCGTCGAACGGGATGCGCTCGCGCAGCCCCGCCATGAAAAGCGCCGTGAACGCCAGCCGCTCGTCCGGGCCGGAGCCCCCGTCGTCTTTGCCGCCGTCACTTGTCTGTATCGGCGTGGGCTCGAAACAGGCCGCGCTGTGTCTCCTCGTACACAGCGGTGTTGACGTCGAGCATGTTCACGGGGCCGAGCTTGGCCACCCACTCGTCGAAGTTGGGGACGGGGCGCGACTGCGGCATGCCGTCGGCGCGGTCGACTTGCTCGCCGGTCTTGAGCATCGCCCACAGGACGCGCAGTGACGCCTCCCACTTGTTGGCGGTGTAGTCGAGCACGGTGTCGAACTGCGCCGGGAAGGCGGCGCTCACGAGCGCCTTGACCTCCGCCGGAAGCTCCCGGCCGCCGTTGGCGCGGGAGAGCGCGGACATGACCACTCCGGACGTGATCCACTCGGTGCCCTCGGCCCCGCGCTTGAGGTCGACCTTGTCGTACCAGTCCGCGATGAGCGAGGAGTGGAAGGTCTGCTCGTAGAGCATGAGGGTGTAGGGGCTCGCCACGATCGTGCGCGCGCCCGTGCCGTCCACGTCGAACTTGGCCATTCTGCGTTCCTTTCGGTAGGTGTGAAAAAGTCGCGCGACGGGCACCGACCTACCAGCGGTGCCCGTCGCGCGGCCATTTCGCGGGTGGGGGCGGGCCCGTGCGCCCGCCCCGTCGCTTGCCTGTGGCCTTCTGCCCTACGCGGCCTCTGTGGTCGGGAGCAGGACGGAGTTCATGAAGCCGTCGTACTTGGTCTTGTTCTCCGTGGTGTTCTCGATGGAGCCCTTGACCACGTTGCGGGTCTCGCCCTTGAAGGTGAGGTCGCGGCCGATGGCCTTGAAGGAGAAGGACTGCGTGTCGGGGTTGGTCTGGTCGCTCTTCGTGTTGGCGTTTACGCCGGGGCGGGAGAGCGTGCAGTTGTAGAGCACCGTGCGCTGGTCGACCTCGTTGCCGGTGACCTCGAACATGAGGGCGAACTCGACGGTCTTTGCGTCGGTGGTCTCCAGGATGAGGCCGTTGTCGTTGACGAACCCGAGGAGGTCCTCAAGCTGCTGGTCCTCGGCTGCGGCGATCTCGAAGGTGCCGTCGTAGCCGCCGTTGGTGGAGAAGGAGGCGTACTTGACGTTGTCGGCCCAGAAGTCGGAGTCGGAGCCGGAGGCGGTGAGGGACAGAGAGACGCTGCCCTTGATCGCGACCGGCGTGTCGTACTTCTTGGTCTTGGCGTCGTAGATGGAGTAGTGAGCGTTGGAGAGTCCGAAGCGAACCTTGCCCATGGCTGGTTCCTTTCTATTCGTTGCGTGGTGTGAAGGAGAAGGTGAAGGCGACGAGCCGGCAGTGCTCGGAGTCGACCCAGCTCTCGTCGGTGCGAACCGGTCCGTACGCGTCCCTGAGGGCGTCGGCCACCCTCGCCTCCAGCGCGAGGTCGGGCTCCGCCTCGTACAGCTCGACGCGAAATGTCGGTATCGCCGCGTAGTCGGTGCCGTCGGCCTGGAATGTGCCGTCTTCGTCCCGCAGGTAGACGAAGAACGGCGGCGATGGTGCGCCACCGCCGCCGTTTCCGTCCGCGACCGGCCATGCCATCAGCGTGCCGGGTATCCCGAGCGCGCTGACGGTCTTGTAGACGTGCTCGTACGGCGTCACAGGCCCACCTCCAGCCTGTCCTCGGCGGCCTTAAACGCCGTCTCGAAGCCCCTCTCGGCTGCGGGCGCTATGTGCTCGCGCCCGGCGACGCGGCCCCCGCCGATGGTGGCGTGCCCCTTCTCCAGGAGGTGGGGCAGTCCCGGCATGGTCGAGTAGACGACCGCCACGGGGCTGTCACCCTGACGCCTGACCTTGGTGCGGATGGACTTGGCGTACTTGCCGCGCCCCGCGAACTTCTCGCGTGCGCCCTCGCGCCAGAGCTTCGCGGACTCCTTGGAGCCAGCCCTCACGGCGTCGTCGAGCGCGCCCGTGCAGGCGCGGCGCACGTCGCCGAAGATGTCCTCAAGCGAGGAGGCGAACAGGTCGGCGTCGACCGAGATGTCACTCGCCATTTCTCACGTGCCTCCCCAGTTGCAGGCGGGTCATGTCGCCCTTTACGCTGACCTTCTCCACGTCGCACTCGACGCCGTGGTAGACGGCCAGCTGGGGGCTTCCCAGCGCCTCGTACTCCTGCGTGCGCACCTCTACCTCGGCGTCGGCGCGAAGGCCGACGTCGAGCGAGGTGGACCAGGCGTAGGAGCCGACGGTGCGCGGGTTGCAGTAGAGAAGGGCCTTCGTGGGCTCGCCCGCGTGCCACGCGCCCGCGGCGTCCTGCGCCTTCTCTGGCGTGGAGACGAGCGTTATCTGGTCGTTGAACCTCACTCGCCCCCGCCTCCCGCATCGTCGGCGCGGTAGCGCGTGGGCATGTTGAGGATGAGCCTGATCGTCCTCTCGTACGAGTCGCGGAAGGTGCCCGCGTCGGGGTTGTCGTAGCCGAAGCGCCACTTGCAGTAGTCGAGAACGGCCCCCTGGCACAGCTCGTCCATGCTCTCGTCGGAGAGCATGGCGGCCGGGACGCCGACCGCCAACAGCTCGGCCTTGACGGACGCTATCCACGAGGAGATCTCCACGTCATAGACGTCGGAGGTGACGCGCAGGGCCACCTTCACGGTATCGATGAGCGCCAACGGGCGTCACCTCCCCTGGTCGCTTGTCTGCCGACTAGACGTTCTTCTTGGGGGCGTTGATGACGAGCAGGCCGTTCACGTCGCCGAGCTTGCCGTCGACGATGGTCTGCATCTTCATCTTGGTGAGGTTCTTGTCCTCGTCCAGCCACTTGACGGAGCGCATGCCCGCCTGCTGGTTGACGATGTACTTGGACATGTCGCCGAAGACGATGCAAGGGGTGTCGGCAGCGCCGCCCTTGGCGTCGTCGTAGTTCGGCAGGATGTCCTCGGGGACGATCTTCACCTGCTTGCCCATGAAGCGGTATGCCGTGTCGTGGGCGCCGTCCATGCCGTAGTTCACGCGGGCGATGGGCTGGCCGGTGGTGTCGACCATGCCGTCGATGTAGGTGTCCCAGGTGCCCTGGCTCATGTAGAACTTGCCGAGTCGGCGGTAGGGCGCGGGGAGCTTGGAGAGGATGGTCGCCCAGCCACCCCACTTGGCGATGTCGGCCTCGGCGAAGGTGACCTTGTGGTCGGCGGTGACGCGGCTGTCCTTGAGGATGCCGAGCGGCTGGCCGGTGCCGGAGCCGTTCATGATGGCCTGCTCGAGCGCGCGCACCATGGCCTCGGCGACCTTCTCGGGGTACTGGCGCTGGAACATGTCGAGCGTGGTGGCCTGGGCGAGGAAGGACTGCGCGACCTTGCACTCAAGCATGTAGTACAGGAAGGAGATGCGGGTGGCGTCGGTGGCCTTCTGGGTGTCGGAGGGCTTGGCCTCGGTGACCCAGCTTGCGGTCGGCAGGTAGTCCCAGATGGAGATCTCGAGTCCGCCCTGGACGGAGAGCTTGGTCACCTCGGGGTAGATGGTGCCATACTCGCTCATCTTGGAGATGATCTGGTTGGAGAGCGTGGTGGGGATGAAGTGCGGCACGTCGGTGGTCTGCGTGAAGGCGTCGGCGCGCACGTTTGCGGGGCGCATGCCGGGCTGCACGAGGCCTGCGGGGTACTCCTTGCCTCGGCAGGTGTACTCCATGAAGGCGCGGTTGTACTCCTCGGTGTCGAAGGGGTCCTCGCTGCGCACGACCTGGAATCCGCGCTGCTGGGCGGCGCCGATGGCCTGCATTCCCGTGACGGGCGTGCCCGCGCCCGCAGCCACGGCAGCGGCGGCGGAGGAGCGCTGCTGCGCGGCGCCCATGGCGTCTGCCATGGAGCGGCGCTGCTCCTCGTCGGCGAGCATGTCCATCTCAGCCTGGAGGTCGGCGGTGGCCACATTGGACTCGGCGCTCAAAAGCTCCTCGCGGATGGCGGAGCGGCGTGCGTCGAGGTCGGATGCGGAGCGGTACTGCTCACGCGTCCACTTCTGAAACTCCATTGTGTTTCCTTTCTCGGTCTTTTCTAGATGACAAGCGCAAGGGCCATGCGCTCCCTGCGTGCCCTGTCGCGCGCCAGCAACTCCTGCCGTCCCGCATCGATCACTCCGTCGATGTGGGAGCGCGCGTGAATCTCGGTCCCCTCGTTGGCGGGCATGGACACCGCCGAGACGTCGAAAACCTTAGATACCTTGGTGATGGTGTGGGTGCGGGTCTGGTCGTCCCACTCCCAGCCGTCCGGGGCGATGGTGAAGCCCCAGCTCATGCGGTCGATGAGGCCGTTGGCGATGGCCTCGTAGAGGTCGCGGCCCTCCCGCGAGCCGCCAAGCTGCGCGCGCACGCGGATTCCGTGCTCGTCGCAGGCGACCTCGAGCGACCCGTTGCGCAGGCGCGCCAGCGGAGCGCCGTCGTGGTTGAGCTGGAATATCACGTCCGACATGTCCGCGCCAGCGAGCGCGTCGCGGCTGATGCGCTCGTAGACGGGGTTGTCGTCATAGTCTCGGTACAGCTCGTACGCGTCGTCGAAGGTGGTGGCGTAGCCCTCCACCGTGTAGGCGCCCTTCTCGTCACTTGTCTGGGGAACCGGCGCGAGGGCTGCCGCGAAGCTGCGATACTCGCGCTGCTCTGGCTTGTAGGGCATGCGTGCCTCCTAGTTCTCGGGCTCGGTGTCGCCCGTGTCTCGCGCGTCGGTGTCGATGTATATCTGGTCGTCCCCGCCCAGGTCGAAGTCCTTGTACTCCTGCTGGGTGTTGGCCTTGACGGCGCCCTCGTCGCCGCCGGACTTGTACTTGACCAGCCCGGTGGCGGGGTCCACGACCACGTACTCGCCCCTGTAGAGGAAGACGTCTCCGCCGGCCACTGGCGGCATCTGCAGGATCTCGCGGCTCTCGTTGACCGTCATGACCTGCCGGTCGAGCATGTCGCGGATCATGTTTCGCTTGGACGCGTTGGACGCGTACTCAAGCCTGTTGGCGGAGAACTGGATGCGGTTTCCCGTCGTGAGCTCGCGCCTCGTGTAGAGCATCCGGGAAAGGCCCTCGCCCAGCTGCACGGCGAACGGCTCGATGACGCCCTCGTAGAAAGCGCCCCACTGCTCCTCGGAGTAGTCGTTGGTGAGGATGTGCTCGTTCACGCCGAAGTAGGCGTAGACGACATCGTTGATGCGCTGCATCTCGTCGGTGCTGATGACGTAGCCCTGCGGGTCGACCTGCTGCATGCTCTCATACGACTGGTCGTAGAGGAGAAGGCCGCTCTTGTTCTTGGCGGTGAGGTTGTCCTCGCTGAACTTCTCGCGCTTGGCCTCCACGTCCTCGGGGCGCACCATGGAGCCGACCTTGCCGATGAAGCGGATGGTCGCGCCGTTCTTGATGGAGAGCTCCTGTGCCTTGGCCTGCGCGTCCATGAGGTCGAGCGTGGGCGAGAGCGCGGCGTTGCCGCTGCCGAAGAAGTCGCTCTGGTACTGGAACTTGGTGAGCACGCAGACGTTGGCCAGCTCTATCGCCGCCGTGTCGCCGCTCTCGAACCAGAAGCGCACCCACGGCTCGCCCTCGTACTCCACGACCTCGGCGCTCTCGCACTTGAGGGGCCACAGCCCCGTCACGTTCATCTGCTCGTCGTAGGCGGGCACGACGAAGGCGGTGGTGTCGGTCTCAAGGATGGTGGCCACGCGGTAGAGGAGCTGGGGCCATGTCATGTAGTCGTTGGGCATGTTCTCGATGGCCCGCCTGACGCGGGGCTTCGCCTGCCCAAGGACCTCCGGCTTGAGCTTTGAGCAGGAGCGCGCGATCTTCTCGACCGCGCTCCTAGTGAGCGCCTGCTCGTAGAGCGTGCCCGTGAAGGGCGCGAACGAGGGGGCGTACTCGGTGAAGCTCTTGTAGCTGGTGGAGGACTGCGCGACTTGCGCGTTGGGGCGGCGAAGGATGCTCGCTAGAAGTCCCATGCCCAGAACATAGCCCGATGCGACCGCCTGTCAAACCCCCCAATACTGGGGGCTATACGCCGTCGCTTGTCTGTGGTATACGCGCTAGCAGTTGGCCAGGTACTCGTCCCAGTGGCGCATGAGCGCGATGTAGGCGTCAAGCTCGCACGCGAAGCCGTCTATGCGACCGCTCGCGCCGTTTGCCTTGCACGGCAGGATGTTGTCGTTGCGGTCAGCGGTCACGGAGACGTTCATGCGGCACCACTGGTTGACGGGGTTGTCGTTGTCCACGATGCGCCCCGCGGCGAAGTCGGCGCGTATCTGCTTCATTGGCGCGGAGAGGGTCTTGGCGCCCTGGCGCACCTCCTCAAGCCGCTTCCTGCCAACGAACTGGCGGGCCATGTCCTGCCACGAGTCGTCGGTGAGGTGCCATGGGTCGTAGCCCAGCGCGAACGGGTAGACGTCAAGCTCGTCGCGCACCTCGGCCATCCACTCGAAGACCACGCGGTGGTCCACCTTGTTGCCCGGCACGATTCGTATGAGCCCATGCCGCTCCCAGATGTCGTATGGCACGTTGTCGCGGCTCTTGCGCAGGCCGCTCCTCCTGTGCTCCTCCAGCGCGGCCTCGGGCAGCCAGTACATGGACAGCTCATAGATGTGGTCGTCATCGGGGCGCATCATCAGGCACTTTGCGGCGGTGAGGTCGATGGAGTCGGAGGCGTCATAGCCGAACACGCCGTAGCGGAAGCCCATCTCGGCCATGTCGAACGTCTCGCGGTTGACGGCCTCGTCGTAGCGCAGCCACGCGCTGGCCTTGTTCTCGGGAACGTTGAAGTCCTTGGTCATGACCGTGGGCAGATAACTCGGGTCGTTCTTGGCCTTGTTGACCTGCGCCCGCAGGTACTCCTCCTTCTTGATGGAGCCGAGTCCGGGGTTGGACTTGACCCAGCACGCCTCGTCCGTCCACTCCTCGCGGGAGTCCAGCTCGTAGATGAACGGTATGCACCTGTCGTCCACGAACTTGCCGTCGAGCAGCTGGCTCGCGTAGTCGTACTGCTCGTCAAAGAGCATGTCGCGCTGGAAGCCGTTGGTGGTTATCTCGAGTATGAGCGGCTGCTCTCGGGCGGCGGTGGCCTGCTTCATGAGGTCGAAGAGGTCCCGGTTGGTGATGGCGTGAAGCTCGTCAACCACGGCCAGCTGCACGTTTAGGCCGTCGAGCGAGCGCGTCTGGGACGAGAGCGGGGTGAAGTAGCCCATATTCGCCTTGTATATCAGTCCGTCCTGCGAGCGCGAGGGGATGATGCCCTTGTGCAGGCGCTTGGAGAGGGCCGGGGACTGGCGCACCATGGAGAGCATCGCGCCGTAGAGCAGCGACGCCTGGTCCTTGGAGGTTGCCACGGAGTAGAGCTGCGGGGCGAATTCGCCGTCCTTGGTGAGCATGAAGAGGGCTATGGCCGCGCCCAGCTCAGACTTGCCGTTTTTGCGCGAAATCATGAGGATGGCCTCGTTGAACTGACGGATTCCCGCCTCGTCCACGAAGCCGAAGACGCACTCCACGAAGGCGAGCTGGAACGGCTCAAGCACGAGGTGGGTGCCGACGCGGCCCTGCGAGATGAAGCAGAACCGCTCGATGAACCCCACGGGGCGAAGCGCCCGCTCGGGGTCGTAGTGCCAGCACTTGTAGCCGCCGGAGAAGCGCGGCAGCATGATGCGGGCGAGTTTCTTTATCTTCTCGCACGCCACCACAGCGCCGGACAGCACTCCCCCGAAGTAGCGCTCCGCCTCGCCGCCGTCTCGCTCGGGCGGCACGTAGCGCTCCCTAGTAGTCCTCGAACTCGTCACGCTCGGGTGCCTCCTGCGCGTTGTCCTTGCAGAACTTCTTGATGGCCTGCGCCGTGGCGATGGCCTTTGGCACGAGCCGCTGGTAGGCCACGAAGTAGCGCGATTCCTCCTTGACGTCATGGCGGTTGTTCTCGCCGCCGCGCTCGGTCACAACGACCACGCCCTCGCGCTCCACGTGCGCCTTGAGGTCGGCCATGGTGTCGATCATGAACACGTACTCGCGCAGCATGTCGCGGGCAAGCTCCAGGTTGAGCCCCGTGAGCGTGTCCACGAGCGCGGCCAGCTCCTCCACGCGGGCGTCCCCGCCCAATGTCGCCTTTGCATTCTTGCGTGATGTCACCTCGGTACCACCCTTCCGTACTCGTCGAATGCCACGCGGGGAGCTGCGCCCTCTGGCGAGTGCAGCTCGGCGTGACAGTCGCGGCAGACGCGCATGAGGTTTGAGAAGTCCAGCGCGATGGCGCGGTCACGGACGTTGGCGGGCGTGAGGTGCACCCTGTGGTGGACTATCTCCGCTGGCTTGAGCTGCCCGCGCGAGAAGCACCTCTCGCACATGCCGGGAGGGCATATCCTGCCGTCCTGCGCCGTCACGGGGAGCGCCATGTAGGCCGCGCGGGCGTGCTTCCACGCAACCGAGTGGTAGAACCCCTTGGCGAACTCCCTTGCCACGCGCGAGCCCCCTGCCTTCTGCCGCTAAAGTGCAGGTAAAATGCCCGTTTTTTCGTTTTTTTGCAAGTCTTGGGACGGCAAAATCCAAAAACTCAAATCCGATTTTCGTAAAAAATCGACTCCCCGCGCCGGTCCCCCGCGTTCCCGCAGCTCAGCATACCCCTGGGGGGTATGTATGTAACATAAGAATGTGAACGGACTCGGCAGCTGCCCGCCGTCGCTAGCGACGCACGCCGCGCCACCGTCGCTAGTGCCGAGCCGCGGCGCTAAGGTGCAAGGCCGCGCGCGGCAGCGGGACGGCAGCGGCAGCGCCTACAGTGCCGCGCCCAGGCGAGGCGGTAGCCCAGGCGGTGAGGCGGGAGGGACGCGCCGGGCGAGAAGAGCGCGCGGCCAGATCGTGGCGCACGGCAGCCCAGCAGCCCAGCGGCCAGCCAAGCCCGCGCGCACGGCAGCGCGGCACAGAGAAGGCCCCCACCGCCAGCGGGCGGCAGGGGCCAGGCTCCAGACAAGCGACGAGGGCCACGGACGGCCGCAGGGCAGCGCGGCAGGCACGGCAGGCGCGCCAGCGGCCAGACGGCAGCAGACAAGCGACGGAGCCGGCTAGCCCTCCTGGCACCCGCCCTCGTGCGCGGCCACGGCGCGCGGCGCCTCGATCGTGCCCACCACGCGGCCCGCGCCGTCGAGCACGGCCAGATGGTAGCCCAGCACGTCGGCGACGTCGCACACTGTGGCGAGGGCGGGCGATCGTGTGGGAGCGGAGACTGTGCGCACATACTCCGAGGAGCGCCCGAGGTCCTGCGAGACGCCGCGCATGCTAGCGCCGGCGAGGGCCACCAGCTCACGTATACACGTGTTGACCTGCATAGAGTCCTCCAATGGTAGGTTGAATCCCCATTGTACGCGCGCGTATGTAAGCCGTTTAATCCGTAACGTTCGGTATGTAGGAATTGTGGAGAGCGCGCCACAAACGTTGCGCGCCACAATCGTTACGCGCATTATCGGCACTAGCGACGCGGGAGCGGGTGCCACCGCCCCGCGTCCAGTCCAAAACCCCACGTCAGAAGGGAAAAGAACCATGAGCGATTCTATCACAGTCGAGCGCCCGGCCTACCCGGAGGGCTACCGCCTCAACAAGCGCGACGAGTGGCGTTTGAGCATCTTTCGCAACGCGTGGGACCTCGCCGCGCTCGGCGGCCACGAGGTCACGGAAGGGCGCTACGACGAGGCACAGGCGCTCTACAAGCGCCTTCGCATGTTCGCTAAAGCTGATTGGCGCTGGGGCGTCGAAGAGGACAACGACCCGCGCAACTTCCGCGACGGTCTCCCCACGGCGCGCCACGCCCGCAGGGGCGAGCAGATCGCCGCGCGCGGCCGCCGCATTGAGTCGGAGCTGCGCGAGTTCACCGGTGCGGCCGTCTCGCTTAAGTGGTATGGCGAGTGGGTCTCGCTCGTGGACGAGGGCGGCCGCGAGGTCGTCCAGATCGTGGATTAGGGAGATGGCCTAGATGGATCACGCCGCCTTCTGTGACCTCGTCACCGACTTTTTGATCATCTGGGGCGCGCTCTCCTTCGCCCGCACCCTGTCCCGTCTCATCTGGAGGTAACTACCATGGCACGTACGTTCAAGTTTCAGGCCTCCGGCCGATACTACCGCCGTCACCGCGCGTTACCCGTCGTCACGGGCGAGACCACGCCCGATGGCGTGCCCGCCCTCACCGAGCCGCAAAGCGCGCTCATTACACGCTGGGGATACCAGGGCGGCGAGTGCTACCGCCCTCACGACGCATACGTCACGCCCTCCGGCGTCTGGTGCGAGATCCGAAACGTAGCTACCGAGCTGGGCGAGGACGGCAAGCCCGTGGCCTACTGCCACGCCTTCCAGCCTATGCGCGATCGCTGGCTATCAGACCGCCACGCCGCGCAGACCGCCGAGGCCGGCGACGTGCCCCCGTGCCGCGTCCACGTCGTGGGCGGCCGCGTGGTTGCGATCGTGGGAGCCGTGAACACGGCATTTGAGGGCGCGGACCTGCTGGCGGGCGAGGGCGACGAGTACGCCGCCGCGCTGCTGACCGTGGCGTAGGGAGGTGGCAGCAATGGCGAGGGTTTGGACGAACGCCCGCGACCTCCGCGGCGAGGTCGACCCGCTGGAGTTCGCGAGCGATGACGGCGCGAGCCTCTACCCCGGCGGCTGGCCCGGCTGCCGTCGCGGGTGCTGGGAGGTGTGCGCGGAGGTGGACGGCCGCGCCGTGCGCCTTGCGGTCTACCCCGGCGAGACGGGGAGGACGCCGCAGGAGGAGGCGGACGAGCTGCTAGACCGACTAGCCGCCGGCTGGCGGCCCGTGAACTGGTAACATCGTGGGCGCGGCGCATGGAGTGCCGCGCCCTATCAATCCGGAGGTGATCGCATGAGCGCCTTGTTTCTCGTCTTCGGCCTCGCCGGCGTCGTCCTGGCGATCGTGGCCGTATTCTTCTTCCTGGCAAACATCGGCATTGACGTTTACTTGTGGATCTGGCGTAACTGGCTCTAGGGAGCCACGCAAAACGCAAAAAAGGCCCCTGGGCTCAATCGCCCGGGGGCCTTCTGCTGTCTCGGTCGTCTGGGGCCGCTGGGGACGTTCTAAGGCCACGCCCTCAGCCGCCCGGTGTAGTTGTCCGAAGCCGCATGAGTTGCGCCTTAGGCGCCGTCTCGTGGCCTCAGAGGCACGCTCCGGGAGGTCAAAGCGCGACGCGATCGCGCCCGACCAAAGACGCTCTCTGGAGGCCTCGGGCGCCAACATGCGCGCCCCGGAGGCTGCCCCTCCGCCGTCGGCGCGGCCCGCCAGCCGCCCCGTCTCACGTCGGCGCCTCGGCTCGTAGGCATAATCACGCGCGTGCGTCCCCAAGTATGGCCGTAGCGGCCAGCCGTGGCGCGTCCGGCATAATCACGCGCGTGCTCCCCGCATAATGGCGCGCGTGCTCCCCAGGAATGCGCGCTACTCGCCAGTGTGCGCCTCGGCGACCCTGCGCGCCACGACCTCGCGGGCAGAGACGGCGCACGCATCGCACGCCCTGGCGAGCTCCAGCAGCGAGCAGCCGCACCTCTCGGCGGAGTCGACGATGTCGGATATGAGCGCCGAGACGCGCGCCTGCGACGCCTCGCCGTATGCGGCGTCCAGGTCCTCGGCCGTGAGCTTATCGTCTGACATCCTATCCCCTCATCTCGTCGAGCGAGACGCCGTGCCCGAGCAGGGCGGACAGCCCCTTGCGCATCGCCGCCCACGTGGCCACGTTGCCGTCTCGCTTGCCCGCGCATATCGCCGAAACCGTCTTCACGTCCAGGCCGGAAGCGTCGGCGAGCCTCTTCTGGCTCACGTGGCTTGCGGCGAGCAGCGCCTTGAGCGCGCGTCCCCGCGTGCGGTCGGCAAGGGGCGAGTTCGGTGACGGGTATCCCATTCGCGCGTCTCCCTTCGATTTGGGAACTTTCACGCGGATTATACCCGCCACCGCATGCGGAGAGTGATTTACGTGGCGATTTGTGGTGCAGATTTGCATTTGCATTTGCGATTTATGCACGCGATTTGCATTTGCGATTTGCGGTGGTGATTTGCAAATGATTTGCGCGGCGATTTGCGCGTCACCATGACGCGCGATTTCGATTTACGCGCCAGTCCCCGTCGCTTATCTGTGGCAGGCCTCTACTTGCGCGACCACTTGCGGCAGCGCCTACAGTGCCGCCTGATCTGCTCGACCTCGTACTCGACCCTGTTTGCGTCGAGGCTCTTCTCGAATTGCCTCTTGGCCATGCGCTCGATTGACTCAGAATTCACGCTCGCGTCAATGCGTGCGACGACTGCGACGAGGAGCGCGATGAGCGCGACCGTCAACGCGATTGCGGCGAAGATTGCGGCTTTATCCATTTGCGACCTCCTTCATGCATTTGCGCAGGCAGCAGATGGCCGTCAGGGCGTCCCCCTCGGGGTCCCCCTTGGACCACATGCGCCAGACGTACTGGAAGGCCGTGAGCCACCAGTTGAGGGCCATCGGCGTCGGCTCGACGACCTTCTCTTGGCTATCGCAGCTCTCCATCGCCCGGCGACAGGTCACGTGGCCGTCGCCGCGGTAGTGCGCGGGCGTGTCGAAGAGGCTTGTGACCGTCTCGCCGCCGTACCACGCCCGCAGCTGGCGGTGGAGCTCACTGTTCGCGCACTCAGTGATGCGCCTCCTCTTGCGCTCCTCGCGCAGGTGGTTGGCGGTGACGATGTGGAGCCGCTTGGCGCGGGCCACCTGCTGGCCGGACCAGTCGTTCAGCCGGAGCGCGTCACACTCGCACTCAAATGCTCTTGGCTTGAAGCCGCCATTTTGCCCTCGCCTGTAGGCCTTGTCGACGAGTTCTGAAATCTGCTCCCTGGTAACGACAAACGATTCCTCGCCGCTTCCGCGTGCCACTAGCCTCACGTCGCTCATCGCTCAGCCATCCTCTCGTGCTTCGCCTGGCCTAGAAGAATCCCGGTCATCGCCATCAGTGATCGTAGTCATCAAAACCAGCCCCAAACATACAATCGTAGTCGCACTCCCAGGTCTCTCCGTCGCGGCTCATGGTCGCACCGTACCTCGGGGCCTCGTCTGAATCGTTGCCCCAGAAGTGGAAGTGCCATCCAAGGAAGTCGAACACTTCGTCATACTCGTCAGCCGCATACCTCGCGTCGCCGTACTCCTCGTAGCCGTCCCACCCGAACCTGCGGGAAAGGTCATCGAACGTGTATTGGGTCGGCTTGTCCTCGCCGTCCTCCCACTCGTAGACCTCTGGCCAACCCTGCTTGTAGCACCCGACGCGGACGCTGCCGTCCCCCATGACTCCATGGTGCGAGAACTCGAACCACTCGCAGCCGCCGCCACCATGCTTCATGATGTTCGCGTACACGCGTAGCCCAGTGGGAAGGGAGGCCTCGTCGGTGTCGTATACACCCACGTCCTCCTTGTCAGTTCTGCGCTCGCCGTTGAGGTACACGAAGGCGCCGTAGTCGCTGTATGCCATCAATCCTCCTCCTCGGTAACCGCCGCGCCGCATTTGGGGCAATAGCGATAACTGGGCTTGACACTGGAAAAACTTAAAGTGAACGGGCTCACGACAAGCTTGCTTTCGGAGAACCCACAAGCACTGCATGTGAACGACTTGCTGTCCTTGCTCTCTGTGTCAAAACAAGTCGGGCGGTCGATGAGGTCGGCAAGGTAGTTGACAATCACGTCCCAGCGATTTGTTGCTTTATCCGGGTTCCTCCAGCAGATGTTGTGCGCATACATGCCGAGCGTCTCGGTGAACATGCGTTGCATGCTCTTGCCCATCGGCTTTTTCGTCCGCTCGCGCAGCTTTTCCGCCACCTCGCGGCGCTCCTCGTCGCTAATCATCAGCCACCAGCTCGTAGACATTGCAGTTCTCATAGTCGATTCTGAACTTGCGACCGCCCTGCTCCTTCGTCTCGGTGCCCTTCGACCACTTCGTCCACCAGTCGTAGTCGTTGTAACCACTCCACTTGAGGCGGATGAAGAGGTGCGGCATCCTGGGGTCGTATATGCTGAAGTCCCAGAAGAGGTCGTTGCCGATCATCTCGCGCTTCGCCTGGCCTAGAAGAATCTCAGTCATCGCTAGCCACCCTCTCTCCGCACCACGGGCAGTAGCGCGGAATCGTCTCGATCTCGTCCCAGCATGTGATGTACGTGTCGTCGTGCTCGAAGTGCGACACGCAGAAGACCAGGCCGCACTTGCGGCATTGGACGGCGTCGACAGGGTCGCAGTCGCTTATAGGAGTGCAATCGCCAAAGTTGACCATCTTGCGCGGCTTCCACTTCTGGTGAGACGGGGTCGCCCCGCACGTAGGACAGTCAACACCCCTCGCGAACTTCGTCATCTTAGGCATCATTTACCACCTCCGCTCCGCAGTTGGGACAGAACGTGAACTCGTGCTCCTCGTGGTCTCCGCCCTGGTACGTTCCGGTCGAGAAGGTCGCGCCGCACGCGGAGTACGAGCGGTCGGCGGAGCCAGGCACATACCCGATTCGGCACGTCGGGCGGTCGATGAGGGTGGCAAGACGCCTCGGCATGCCCATTGCCGCGCCGTCCTCTGGCAAGGTGCCGTAGACGGCCTCGAACACCCGAAAGAACGTCAGGGCGTTGTCAAGCGTCGGTGAGCATCTACGCAGTCTCCTGGCGATTGTGCGCCTCTCATCGTTAGTCGGCATCGTCGGCCTCCCTCAGCTCGCGGATGCGGCGGGCGATGTCTTCAACCATGATTTGAGTGCACCATCTACCCTTCTTGTAGGACTTGCAATCGTCGCACTCGGTGTCAACGTCTCCAGTCAGGTAGGAGCAGGCGCACTTGATGACTCCAGTCGTATCAGCTGCTCTATCCAAATCCTTCAGCAGCTGCTCCCAGCTGTCGGGGCACTCGAGGTGGCAGCTATCGAGCATTATGGCAAGACCGTTGGGCCGCTTGACGCGCCACGTCTGGCCTTCGCCGATCATGAAGTTGACGAGGGCGATCTCCCTGACCTCGAACTTGCGGCCCGCCTCGTCGTAGAGCTCCCTCGTCGTGAGCGGCACCACGTTCCCGTCCCTGTCCACGGGTGCCGGAACATCCTCGGCCCAGCTCGGGCAATCGGATTTGTCAGTCATTTTTCTCTCTTTTTTGACAAGCACGAGCAGCTTGAGCTGGCGTATGCAGTCGGCCATGGCCTCCTCCGGGGTCGGCTCGTACGAGACCGCCTCATCCAGCCAGCTCGTGACCACTCCGTCTGCGTATTGGAAGGCCATGCACTCCGGCATGCCGGTGTCGAAGGCGGACTCGACCCATGACAGCAGGTAGCCGCGTCCGTCCTCATTCAGGACCGTCACGATCACTTGAGGCGAGCCATAGCTGGTCGTTCCGACGTCCGGCGCGCTCATCGTCATCGCGCTCATCGCAGCTCCTTCCCGCAGAACGGGCAGAAGCTAACGGGCATGCTTGTGTTCTGCTGGATTCCGTCATGGCTGATGTGTAGAACCAGCATCCATTTGCCCTCATGGTCGACGCGCACGTAGGCATAGTAAGGTCTGCCGTCGCAGATGTGCCAGTCAGGATTGTCACCCATCAGGATTCTTTCCATCATTCCCATTTAGATCGCTCCTGTCCTTCTCTCGCAGTTCCTCCAGTCCTTCAGGCGCGCTATGCCCTCGCTGTCCGCTAGGTCGAGCGCCATGTCGCACATGCGCTCGGCGTGCGTGGCCGTCACGTGCATGTCATCGGCCACCTCGTCCCACGGCTCAAGCCACAGGAAGCGCCTCGTCAGCACCTCTGCGTACCGGTCGCCGAACCACGCACCCACGCCGCCGGCCACCTCGTAGGCCTCTGAGAGCAGGCGCTCGCACTCGCGCATGACCTTCGGGCGCTCGGCGTCCATGTCCACCACGGAGTCGACGTGGCGCATGGCGTCGAGCACGCTTCCGTGGCTGGAGCTCTCCCAGCTCCTTGCGCGAAGGCCGCACTTGGCAGCCTCGCGCTCGCGCCTGAGGTCGTGGTCTCGCATCTGCTGGGCCGCGTCCCTGGCGGCGCAGAAGTACTCTCGCGCCGTCATCGGCCCCGCCATCGCATGGCCTCCCTGACCTCGGCGATAACGTAGAGCACAACGTTGGTGACGCACGTCACCAGCCAGGCTGCGCCCATTAGCGTGGTCTCCACGGACGGCGCGGCCAGGAGCTCGCACACGGTGAACCCGATGAAGGCAAGGAGCATGCACACCCTCGCGCACTGCTGCTCCGTCACTTGTCTGCACCCCCGTCCACGTAGCGCCACTTGCGGCCCCGGTAGGTGCCGCCCGTCCTGCACGCGTGGCTGATGCAGCTCTCGGCGCTCACCGCGCCGGAGACGGCAAGCGCGGCGTCCCTCACGCTCGGCCACTCGTTGCCATCGGAGTCAGCCACCGGGCGCCTGCGCGGGCGGATGGTGTAGAACCTCTCCTCGCTCATCGCCCCGCCCCCTACTCAAGCCCGAGCATCTTGAGGGACGCGGCCACGTTGATGCGCAGGACGTGGCGGACGTTCTCAAATTCGTTGCTTGCAGCCTTGTCAGCCATTTCCAGACCCCATTTCTCGCATGTGACTTTCAATCATCCGAAGAAGCCGCCCGCCCAGAGGATGCCGAACGCGAAGACCACTCCCCAGAACGTCGTCCAGACACTCCTCTTCGGCTGCTCCTCGCCGTTGTGGATGGCGGCGTAGACGATGCTGAAGGTGGCGCTGAAGAGCCACACCCACTGCGGCCAGCCGAGGTTCACGGTCACGCTCACTCGCCCACCTCCACGCTCGCGGCAAGCTCGTCCGCGATCTGCTCGGCGCGCCCGATGGCGCCGGCGAGGTCGTACTCTCCGGGGTCGTCGAGCACCTCGTGCTCGTAGACCCAGCGCAAAGCCTGCGCCAGCGACTGGAAGTAGCAATCGCGGCCGAACCACTTGGGCTCGGTGCTGCGCGTGCGACCATTGTTAGCGTCGGCGCTGCGGAACTCCTGGAGCTGCCAGTTGCGCTTGTCGTACCGCGCGAGGCGGTGTCTTCCCATCGTTATGATCATTTCGGTTCGTCCAATCGTCAGAAATGACCCTCTCGCGTCCGCAGCCGGTCACCACGCCGCGATTTTGGCCATTCGCTAGTACTTGCCCACAGCGCGTTTCACAAAGGCTCTAATCGCGCTCTAGACGTTCTTGTGTTTCCAGCTCGTTTCGGGCTTCATCAGGAGGCTTTCGCGAACCAGGGCGCGCTGGACAGCCTCCTCGGTGATCCCGTAGCGCTCCGCTATCCAGCGCACGGCGTAGCCGCGCCTCCTCCAGGCTGCGATCGCGGAGTTGAGCCGCAGCCTCTCTCGGTCGAGCGTCACCTCGCGCACACCGCCTCCGGCACCCTGACGGCCACGCTGGCGTTGCCCGTCTTGCTGCCGAGGAACCGGCGCATGCCGGACGGGCTCGCCATGAACTGGATGCTGTCGGGCGTTACGCCCAGCGCATCGCAGCACTCGCGGATGGTGCCCACGCAGGTCACCTCGTCGCCCTTGTAGCAGACGTAGGTCGCGGTGTCAGTCTTCGCGTCGCTCACAGGCTCCTCACCCCGCCTTCCCAGCCGCAGCTCTGCGCGAGCCGTCGCAGCCACGCCGCCCACTGCGAGGCGGCCGCCCTCGGGCACGCCACGGTCACGTCCACCCCGCCGCCGCTAACCCGCAGCTCGCAGCGCGTCTCGGGCGCCTGCCTTCCGCTCCACGCGGCGTACTCCTCGGGCGTGATGTAGCTGCCGCACGCGCGCCCGTTCGCTCGGTACGCCTCCAGCAGTCCGTCCCCGATGGTCTCTGGCTCGCTCACTCGCAATCACCCCCATTGGTGTCCCTCTGCCCCGGAATCGGCGGCAGGTCCTCCAGGCGCGGAGGGGCCGGGCCCCAAGGGCCGGCTCCCGCAGCGCCCTTCCTCTCTTCTTCTTTTGAAGAAGAGAGACCTACATACTTACGTTCGGAACCGTGTTCGGAACCGTGTTCGCGCCCATTGTTGAAAACTTTTGTCGAAAACTCGGCCTTGGCCTTCTCCTCGGCCTTCCTCCGCCTGGCCTCGCCGCTCCTCCTGCCCTTCGCTATCGCCTGGTCGCTGAGCCGCTTGGACTCTGCGGCCTGGTCGGCGACGAGGGTGAAGCCGAAGCGCTCCATGTCGCTGGAGAACTTCGGCTCCACGCCGTCGAAGACGTAGGCGCAGAGCTTCTTCATGAAGCTCCCCGCCTGCTCGTCGCTCATCAGGCAGATGGCGTCGTAGTAGCTGTGCCAGAACTTGAAGCCGTCGTTGCTCGCCGTCCGTGCCACCTCCCCCGATATGAGGGAGGAGTGGCCACGCCTGCGGCCACTCCTCGTTTTCTAGTTGCGTTTTCGCTGGTAGATGCCCTAGAACGGAATATCGCTGTCCGCCAGCTGCGGGTCGGGAGCCGGCGCTGGCGGCGCTGCCACGGTCGCGGTCGGGGCCTGCGGGTCGCGCTCGTCCCTGGTCTCCGGCACCTCGTAGTCTCCCGCCTGGTACTTCTCTCGGTCGAGCCAGCCGACGACGGAGACCTCGGACTGGTCGCGCCCGTTGTAGGTGTACTTGCGCTCCTGGAGCAGCAGCACGCAGCGCTTGCCGACGAACGGCTGCGACTCGTCGCGCTCGATCGCGGCGGTGGGCTTGAAGTTTGGGTTCCAATCGGCCAGGCAGCGCAGCTTATGCTTGGAGAAGCCCAGTCCCTGCCCCTCAAGCATCAGGCGGTCGCAGTGGCGGAACGGCTTGTTGGCGAAGAAGTCCGTGGCGAAGAAGCCCTTCTTGGGGCCGGTAGCCACGTCCCAGATGACCTCAAGCATCAGGTTGTTCGAGTTCTTGGCGCGCCTGTACTCGGCGTGCGTGATGACGCACTCGTAGGCACCGGAGGACAGGGTGTCGATGCCGCCCATGCCCTCGCTCTCCTCGACGCTTCCCCAGTCAATTCTTGGCATTCTCAGTCTCCTTTTCGTCGGTTATCGGGGCCATGCCCCAGTACTCGCGTATCGCGGCGTCAACGGCCTTGAGGTCGTTGTCTATGACGCCCTCGGGAAACATCCCCATCGGGGCCTTGACGCACGTCGTGCCGTCGTTGCTCGTCACGAGGTGGTATCCGCCCTCGTCGCACTCGGCCATGAGCACGATCGGGAACATGCCCTCGACGCACAGCTGGCTGTCGAGCATCTTGCCGATGGTCTTCGGCCTCATGCGCCCGCTGTCGTCGTAGTCGGGGTGCATGAGGAAGTACGTGATCGTGTCACCGTTGGTGGCGTTGGCGTACTCGAGCAGCCGCTCGAAGCTCACGGCCATGTCGGTGAACTTGCCGTAGCCGCTCTCCTTGGCCTTGGCGAAGTTCTGGAAGGCCATGAGGTAGTTGGCGTCGTCGATGACGTAGGCGCGAAGGCTGTTCTCGCGAAGCTTCTGGTAGATGACCTCGTAGCTCGGTCTGTCGAAGCGCGGAAGCTTGCCACGGAACGGCAGTGGCTTGCCAGCGACGTTGAACACGCCGACCTCGCCCTTCTCGAAGTTGCGCAGGCTTGTGGACTTTCCGCTCCCGCTCCTGCCGAGCACGAGCACTGACACTCCCATCGCGTCCTCCTAACTTGCATAGATTTGTTAACTTGTTCGATTCATTAAAACTCGTACGTCTTCTCGGTCTGCCCGCACTCGCGGTAGTGGCCGTGGAGCGCGGATAGGCGCACGCAGCGCATGAGCCCTCGCATGAACTGCTCGTCCGCCGCCAGCATCTCTACGGGGCGCTCGAACGCGAGGTAGGCGCTCTCGCCGTCGCTTGCCTGTCGGCGCGTGAACCTGAGGTGCATGCCCACGCAGACGGCGGCGAGGTCGCACTCGTCCAGACCGCGCGCCCACATGCCGCAGGTGGGCGCGTCCAGGTAGACCAGCCACGGGTGCGGCACGTACGCGCCCTCGCGCATGGCCGCGATCTCGGCGGCGAGGCTTTTCCTCTCGGCCACTAGTCGGCCCTTATGAGCCGCGCCAGCTCGTCCAGGTCGATGGTCACCCAGTGGTCGTCTGGCTCCGCCATGAGGCAGCGCATGCCGACGGAGACGTTGCAGAGGTCGCCGATGGTGAGGTCGACGCGGTTGCGGCCCATCGTCGGGCTCTTCGCGTCCCCTCCGCACCCAGGCTTGTGGATTACCAGGACGGCGAAGTCGGCGTCCGCGTTGTCTCGCTCGGCCAGCGTCTGCCGCCTCCACTCCTCCACGTCCGCTCGCCCGTAGCGCTTGTAGCTCTTGCACTCGGCTATGCCCGCAAGGCCGTGGGCGTAGATGCCGTAGAGGTCCCCCATGTCGTGCGCCCCGTGGAGGGCGCGCCGCTCGATGGTCGGCTCATCAAGCGCCAGTCTGAGCCAGCGCGCCACCGCCGTCTCGAAGGATGTGCCGCGTGCCTTCGACTTGTTCACCACTCCACCTCCTCCGGCGGGATCTCGTCCGCCATCGCGATGCGCTCGCCGAGCCACCGCATGACGGGGACCGCCATCGAGTTGCCTATCGCCTTGTACCTGGGGCCGTCCGGGCACTCCTCGGCGGGCCTCCCCCTCCACGGGATTTGGGTCCACCCGTCCGGGAAGCCCTGGAGCCTCTCGCACTCGACCGGCATCAGCCTGCGGATGGCCATGCGACCACCGGCTATCGGTGCGGAGCCTCCGCACTTGAGGGTGCCGCAGCACTCCACGTCCACCGCCGCATTGGCGTTGTCGTCGGCCATGCAGACGTAGGTGGTCTGCTTCATGCCGGGGCTTGCCGAGAGCGCCCCGGAGAGGGTGCCGTCGCCCTGGACGCGCACCTCGTCGCGCGTGTTCTGCGCGAAGGCCACGAGCTGCTGGCGCGACACCGACGAGCCTGACGTGAGCGTGCCCGCCATGCCCTCGGTGACCGTCACGGCACCCTCCTGGTTCTGGTGGACCGTCGCCACCACGGGCGCGTCCTTCATGGCGTGGCTCGTCACGGTGCCGCACGTGCCGTCGTCCGTGACGGACGAGTGCGTCTGCGTGTCGGTCATGCACAGAAGCGTGTTGCAGCTCTCCCCCTCGTGGCCTACGCCGTTTGCCCCGCTCCCGGCGGAGTGCTTGAAGCCTGCGCACGCAGCGCGCCTTCCAGCTGCGGCGGCAAGCTCCTTCCTCTTCTCTCTGCCCTGCGGAGGATTCCAAGACAGGCAGTCGGGCTCAAATAGTACCTGGCAGGGACCTCCCGGGTCTCCAAGGCGTCCGACAAGAAAGACGCGCTCGCGTCGCTGGGCCACGCCGAAGAACTGCGCGTCAAGTACCCTCCATGCCAGACCGTACCCGAGCGCATCCAGGCTCCTGAGCAGGCATCCGAAGTCCTCCCCATGCGTGCTTGAGAGCGCTCCCGGGACGTTCTCCCAAAGAAGCCAGCGAGGCCTGACCTCGCGAACCGCGCGAACGTACTCCCACATGAGGCCGCTCGCCCCACCGAGCCCGGTGCGGGTGCCGGCGATTGAGAAGGACTGACAGGGCGAGCCTCCCACAAGCACGTCTGGCCTTCCGAAGTCTTTGACAAAGCCCCTCCAATTCACCTTGGTCACGTCCCCGAGGTTGGGGACAGACGGAAACCTCTCCCTCAGCACCGCGCTGGGGAACGCGTCGACCTCCGCGAAGGCGAGCGGGCGCCACTCGAGCGGCGCCCACGCCACGCTCGCCGCCTCTATGCCGCTGAACAGTGACAGGTAGTCCACGCTAGTCACCCGCGAGGAAGCCCGCCACGGCCTGCGGCAGCTGCGGCCCGAGAGCGTTCGCGACCTTCTCCTTGTCGACGCGCAATGTCGTTCCAAGCCAGTGGGCGGGCTCCGTGTGCCCGACCATCGCGCAGCCGTCCGGCACCACGCCGTCGGCCATGCACAGCTCCATGAGGTCGGGCACGGCCTTGGCTACGATCTGGTCGAGGTACTCCGCCCCGTCCTCGCCCACGAGCCACGCCCTGAGCGCGTCGAAGTCGAGCACGTCCAACTGGTTCACCTGCACTGGCTTGGAGACGCGGGCGCTGAGCGTTCCCACCTGCTCGCCGTTCACCAAGACGCGCTGGCGGTCGGTGCCGCTCTCCTCGTACATCTGGCGCAGGCGGTCGTCGCACTCTGTGCGCAGGTTCGGCGCTCCGTGGGCGCCTCCCCTCGGGTTGGTCATCTCGCGCGCGGCCTTGATGATCGCCTCAGCCAGCGCGAGCTTGGCGAGGCTGTCGTTCTGCTCCGTCACTTGTCTGCCCTTCTCTCGAATCCCATCTGGTTACAGCACGCCTGGCAGTCGTCGTCCAGCCACACCACGGCTGGCATGTCAGCGTGCCACGTGCATATCCCGCAGCTGGCCTCAAGCGCGGGCCTGAGCGTGCCCGCGAAGTCGAAGCAGCTGCTCTCGGTGTCCTTGAGGCAGTACATGCACTCGCCGCACGTGCCGCCGTCCCTCTGGTCTGGGTCGCCGAAGCACTCTCGCTCCCACGTCCCGTAGCTTCCGCCGCTCACTCCTGCCCCTCCCCTTCTGTTGTCGCCCTGTCGACGGTCGGCTCATCCCCAGCGAGTCCCATATCAGCGGCTCGCAGTCCATGACGCATGCGGCCACGCCGTCGAGCGTCGGCCTGCTGTCGTCAGCCATCGGCACCATCGCCCAGGATGATCGGCAGTGATGAGGCCGCAGCCATGAGCGAGTCGCAGGTCTGCTCGCCGAGGTTGTTGCCGTCCAGCACCTTCTCCTTGATGTCATCCGCAAGTGTTATGCCAAACGCGAACATGGCCACCTCGCGCCTGGTCAGCCCAAGCTTCTCCGCCGCGATGGCGGAGTTTTCGATGAGCAGGACGCTGGCCATGTTGGTGATCTCGCTCATGCTCCCGCGCGCTCCCTTCCGCCCTCGCCGCAGAACGCCAGCCAGTCGCTCTCGCGCACGCGGTTGCCGCGCGAGCCCCCGGTGACCGAGAAGACGGGAAGCTCCCCGCTTGCGACGAGCTGCCTGAGCGTGCTCTGCGGTATTCCCGATATGTCCGACAGCTCTGGTACGCTGTAGCTGCGCTCGACCGTCGGTTTTTCCCGCCCGGCAAGCTCCGAGAACTGGAGCCTGAGGGCGTTTGCTATCGCCTCGCCCGCCGCAGCCCATGCGGCGTCGAGCGTCGAGGCGTCGCTCCCGCGCACCGCTATTCCATTCCGCCGACGAGGGCGAAGGCGATGAGCAGCGTTCCCACGACGATCCACGGGTGCCGCTCGCCGAGCGGCGTCGGGTCGAAGTCGAACAGCAGCCACGCGAGCGCGCGGTCGAGCCTTTCTGCTAGAGTCATTGCTGGCCTCCTTTGGTCGTTAAGCCCCTGCACTCTTGGCGGATTGAGGGGCTTTTCTCTTGCCGCGAAGCCACGGCACTGGCGACGGCTCGGGGGGTAGCGCGTGCGCTCCGGAGAGGACAGCCCCATGGGCTGAGACCGACACGCGCGAGCCGCCACCGGTGCGGTGGCTCCATTTCTCCTTGATTCGTCTTTTTGCGAATAAAAGGCCGTTTTTTGCGGGCTTCCCACGAAAATCGGCCTTTTGTCGCATGAAATGGCCCCCACGGCAGGACTCGAACCTGCGGCCTGCCGCTTAGGAGGCGGCTGCTCTTTCCTCTGAGCTACGTGGGGGTTGTCGGGCGGCTCCCCCTGACCGTCGGGGAGCCGCCCTCGGTTGTGCCCCGGACGCATCCGGGCAGTTCCACGAGCGCGCCATGCCACCAGCTTCCCAGCCGATTCCTCCGCTCGGCGAAGCTGGCAGCGTGGCACGCTCGCGTTTGGCGTGCACGCCATGGCGACGGCTGTTGGGGGCACCGCGGACGCGGAGAGGAGTTGCGCCCATCGGCTTTTCCAGCCGCCACCGTGGCGTGCGCGCCGCGTCTCTTGTCTGAGCCTTTTCAGAGCAGGCACCGCCACGCCGCCACCGGTACGGTCGCCGCGTCCAACATGCGGTTGCCTGGCTTGCTATTGGCGGCGGCGGGCAACGCATGAACCCGCATACCGTTACGCCGAAGGTGGAGCACGCCGATGGCCGGCGTGGCGGCACCTGCTCTGGTTGTGAGTCACGGGCGGCGCGGCTCCCTTCCGGCCGCCGCGCCGCCCGTGACTCGTGGGCTTCTTGCTCTGTGAGAAGCCCGAATCGCCTATTCACCTGCGGGTACGCACGGCTGCTTCGCCTCGTGCATCGCTCCCCGTCTGTCAGATTCGGCATAGGAGTCCCCACCAGGCGGGGTGTCCCGTCTGCCGTTGGTGGTCCTTGTGGTGCTTGTCTAGACCCGCATCGCGCCCTGGCCGCAGTAGCGCATGGCGCACATGCCCACGCCCTTGGCGGTCAGGCACCCGTAGCTCTTCGCCCGCGTGCCGCCGTGGCCGTCGGGGAACTTGACCAGGCGCTCGCGCATGTAGCCTGGCTCGATGGCCTTCACCGTGCAGCTAAGCGACCTGCGCTCGATGTAGCCGTCCCGGCGCAAAAGCTCGCGCAGGCGCTTGGAGCCCATGGTGGCGTCCATGCCCTTGAGGAGCTTGCCAGCGCGCGTCACGCTGATGAGCCCGTCCGCGTCGTCAACCCACGCGTCGTAGAGGCTCGCCTTGCCGCGTAGCTCGCGGTTCTCGGCCTTGAGGCGGTCGTTCTCGGCGTTGGCCTCGCGGAGCCTGCGGTCGACCGCCTTGAGGGCGCGTGCGATGAGGATGTCCTCGTCGTCCGTTGCGCTCGCCGCCACGTACGCGCCGTCATTGCGCAGCGCGGGAAGAACCTCGTGAGTGACCCAACGCTGAAAGGCCTTGGCCTCCGGCTTGCGCGACCTGAGCACAAGGCGGTAGAAGCCCGGCTCGGTGACGCAGAGAACTTGCTGGTTACCGCCAGGGGTTTGCGTTAAACGCAACCCCTTTTCGTCCTCATCAAGACGGCTTGCGGCCGTTGCCTGAATATCGAGCGCGGCGCACACATCCTTGGCCACAAACCATGGCTGGCCATCCTCGGCGAGAAACGCGCGGATGGTGCCGAAGTCATCGTTGTCAAACAGCTGAATGTCGCTCATGTATTTCACCTCCGCTCAAACCTAGAAGCTCGTCTGCCGTGCACTCAAGCGCAGCGGCAAGGATGACGATTGACCTTCCGTTTGGAACAGTTCTCTGGCTCTCCCAGGATGAGATTGCGTTCTGAGACAGCCCAGACTTTTTCGCAAGCTCCTCCTGAGTGTCGAAGCCCATGGCAATCCTTCTCGCCCTGATGTTCCTCGCCACGACAGCCGCATCAAAACACTCAGTCAACTTCGACCTCCTTACTTGTGCGGCATAGGATGTTTTGTTCCTACGCCGACTACCTTAAACGTCTTCTTATTCCTTTGCAACACAAAAATAGGAATTTTTGTTACTGCTGTGGTATAAATGAACCAAACAACCCTTTTGAGCTGGGAGTTCAGATGATTGAAGTGTCGCTTAGGATTGGCGAGATTCTTAAGTCCCGTGGTATGAGGCAGGAAGACCTGGCCAAGGCCCTTGGCGTATCAACCAGGTCTGTTGGCAAGTGGGTCAGGAACGAGTCTTTCCCTCGTCTCGACAACCTCATAAACATCGCCTCCGTCCTCGACTGCGCTGTGCATGATCTTTACGTCACAAGCTCTGACGTTGCGTATGACGATCCGGCGAAGGCAGAGCTGAACGACTGCTACGACGCATGCTCGCCGGAGAGGAGAGAGAAGTTGTTGGATGACGCGCGAGACGCGCGGAAGCTCTCGAATTGATTGGTATCACAAATATGTGACCACTCGTTTTCCCAGTGTATAGGAGTCCGACACAACCATGTCAACACTTGAAGAAGTTCATCTACCTGCGGGAGCGAAATCTTGGACATATGTAATCCCCCCCCCCAAGGCGAATTTGGGACATTCGTCCCAAGCGAATTCAGGCGGCGGGATGTTTGTACCAACCGCAGGTCGCAAGTCTATTTTTTGGCACTACGTGTCGCGAATGGGCGGCATGAGGCCGTCTCCACAGAGTCGCGCGCGCTTGTAAAACGTTTTGAGAGAAGGAGAAGGAAATGGGGAAGAACCTCGCGGAGTTCAAGAAGAAGTGCAAGACGCTCACGCTCGTGCTCATCATCGCAGGGGCGGTGCTGATGCTGCTGGCGGTCTCGGCGTCCAACGCGGCGAACAGGGCGTACAGCAGGTACACGGCCAACGCGTCGTCGCCCATCTACAGCTCGGTGGCAAGCAGCGCATACGACGAGTACAGCGAGAAGAATTCGCTCTCGGACATCTGCGTGTTCGGAGGGTTCGCGTGCGCGGCCGCCGGAGACGTGGCAATCCTCGGCTGGGTCGGCTGCAACATGCTGGCCGCCATGCAGAGGGACATGGGAACCGGTGGGGAGCCGAAGGAGAGCGGCGGGCCCGAGAAGCCCGTGGCCGACAAGGAGTAGAAAAGCGGCCCCGAGCTATCAGCTCGGGGTCGTCGCTTAGTGACGGGCTACAGGCCGGGAACAGAGGCCTTTATGTCCTGAAGGAAGCGCCTAGCCTTCGCCATCATCGAGTTCTCCATGAGGAACTCGACGCCGGTCATCGTGATGGTGGGGTCGTGGAGGAAGGCTGACGCACGGTTGTCGGCGTGCGTGATGCTGATTCCCCTGACGTATCCGCGCTCGACGAGCTCGGTGACGATGGCGAGCCAGTAGCGCTCGTTGATACCGAGCACATCGCATGAGATGACGTTCGTGTCGACGTCCCTGCCGCCCTTCAGGCACGCGTAGAGGTAGGCGAGGATGCGATACATGATCACGTGCATGTCGTTCTGGGCCATGTCCGGCTCCAATCGGGAGGTTGACTAGATTATGCCACGCAAGTCACGCCAGAGGGCGTCGTGGGGCAGCAACGAGGACGCGGGGAACGGAAGGCGCCGCCTGCGCTACTGGGCTGACCTCCACGACGGGCGCGGGTACCGCCGCTGCTCAAAGACCATACGGGGCACCAGGAGGGACGGAGATGCCGAGCTGGCGCGCCTGCGCGTGGCTCACTCGGAAGATGCGCCGGTTCCAACCGTGGCGGAGCTGTGGGAGCGCTTCGAGCTGCCGCGCCTTGAGGCCGGCGTGGCCGACGGCAGCGTGGCCAGGCGCACGCTCGTTGGCTACGAGTCGAAGTGGCGCGTATACGTCGCCCCGCGCTTCGGCTCCGTGCCCTGCGACCAGGTGCGCGGCATAGACGTGCAGGAGTGGCTGCTGTCGATGTCGGCCTCGTCCGGCAAGGTGTGCCGCGCCGTGCTGAAGAACGTACTCGACCACGCCGTGCGCTACGACCTTGCGCCCGCGAACGCTGCAGGCAGAAGCTATCGCTACGGCGAAGAGACGCGCCGTGAGGAGTCAGGGCAGACCTACTCGGAGGACGAGCTCGCCGCGCTCTGGGATGTCGTGCGCGGCTCGGTCTGCGAGGTGCCGTTCCTGCTCTCGGCCCACGGCGGTCTCAGGGTCGGCGAGGCGTGCGGCGTGGCGCTGGAAAACGTCTCGTGGCGCGATGACGGGGCCATGACGGTGGACGTAGTCTCGCAGCTCACGGAGGACGACGAGGCCGAAGCGAGGCTCAAGACGAGGTCGGGGAGCGTCCGGCGCGTGGGCATAGCGCCGCCATGGTCCGCAAGGCTGAGGGAGATAGCGGACGCCCTGCCAAAGGGTGCCGCGTGGCTTAACGACCGGGGCGACGGCAGGCCGGTGCCGCGCTGGCGCGTGCACGACACGTGGGTGGCGCTGCTCTCCAAGGCGGGCATGCGCGACCTTGGAATGCGGGCGCTGCGCCCCTCCTACGAGACGATCATGCACTGGGGCAGGAAGGTGCCGCTGGAGAAGATGGCGAAGATAATGGGGCACGCCAAGCCGACAACGACGTTCGCCTACTACGACCGCCCGCTATCGGACGACGTGGCACAACTTGCGATTGACGCGCAGAGGAAATCGGGGCGTTAG